ACATTCACCAGAATGGAGACGAGCTCTCGTAAACCGAGTTGATTGTTTATCTCTTTCGGTTTTCTCTTTGTCTGATGGACGCTTGATATCTCAATTAACAAAGGGTATCCAGAAGTCGGGTAGCTATAATACAACCCCAACTAATAGTCATATTAGAGTTATGTTAGCGTATCTGGCGGGGGCCAATGAGGCCGTTGCAGTTGGTGATGATGGTCTTGAAGATTATCATCCGGATGCTGAAGCTAAGTACATCGAAATGGGTCATCCATTAAAGATGTATAAACGTGGATGTAATCGAGCAACCTTCTGTAGTATGGATATTAATATTTTCGGTAGATCAGAACCTACAACCTGGGATAAGACGTTCTTTCGGTTCCTAGATTCGAAGGTTAAGTCTGCTGAGAAATTAATCCAATTAGAATTTGTTATTGGGATGTCAAGCCATTGGGACAGGATTCGTGCCTGGATCATAGATAATTATATGGGTTTCAGCGGGTGGACGGTTCCCGCTGAAATAATACAAAATATAGTTTTAAGTTCTCATGTCGACCAAACCGAAAACTCAACAACCACAACCTAAGGCTGCTAAACCCAAGCAGCCGAAAGCGAAGAAGGGCAAGCAAAAGAAGAACCAGCCCTACTCTTCGTCTTTAGCTCCCAATATGCAAGTGGAGTCGTTGGGTGCCCCTGTTAGTATGGGAAATGTTGTGACTGGTAAGAAATTACCTGTTCAAAGCACTCTCATTAAGTGGCGATCAGAATACGTTAGTGTAGTTACTGGCTCCACGGCTGCGTTCGCTCTCCAGGCTTCGTTTTATATTAATCCTGGTATTGCTGCTACGTTTCCGTGGTTGTCAACTATGGCGCAATTGTATGATATGTATCGCTTTCGACGATTGAGGTTTGTTTACCTCAATAAAACTAGCTCGGCTAATACTGGTGAAGTTAATATGGTCTATGACCCTGATCCCTCAGATAATCCTCCAATAAATGATGCTCAAGCATTGCAATATGAGTCACGTATTTCGGCCTCGGCTTGGTTAAATGCCTGCCTTGAGATTCCGAAAGTGGATTTGAATCGCTTGCCTAAGTTCTTTGTTCGGAATGCGGTTGTCCCAGGTGAACAAAATACTTATGACACTGGTGTTTTGCACTTAATTGTAGGCGGCAATGCCGCTGCTGTAAAGATAGGACAATTATTTGTAGAGTATGAGATTGAGTTCTTTGCTCCTCAAGTGGTTGGAACCGGTCCCTCACCTCCGAAGTCGAACTCTCAGTTTGCCGTAACTGGCACAACTGCTGTTCCTTCTGGTGTGAACACTGTCTTACCTTTCAGTACGGTTATATTTAATCCCTTAGGGATTACATCAACCGCTTCTGGTATAACTGGGTTGAGTGGAAGTTACACATTTTATGTGCAACAGACTTTGAACGTTACTGGAGCGTTCACTTCAGCTCAACTTAATTTAGCCCAGAATGGCGTCGTCGCAATAGCTGCGGTTTACCCAACGCCTACTGCTCAGTTCACTACGGCTAATATCTTCATCACACTTTCACTGATACCATCAGACATTGTCACCATTGCGGTGTTGGCAGTAGCTACTGGTGTTTCTGCTAGTCCTGGTGCTGGTAATGCTAATAGTGTATTGATCATAACACCTGCTTAAAGAGTTAAAGTCCTTAAAAGGCGACTAAGTTCACGATGGATAGCGTGATGCCTATAATTTAGTCTGAAAGATCCCTTGACCTGTGCGTTTTCAAATCCAGCAAATGCATGGGTCTTGGGGGCGGTTAAATCCAAGCTTGGAAACTTGGTGCCCCTAGCAGCCTGAAAGTCCTCAATAGATCATGTATAGTGTATTTGTTTATAGTGAAGTTATATATAACCAGAGTCAGCGCTTGAAACTTGCTTCTAGTGTTAACAGCTCGCTACTTTTACCTTAAAGTAAAGCCTTGCTGCTGCTCTGGTAATGATGGATCATGTATCTGTTACTATACGC